GGTTTTGAAAGTCCTGCGCCATATTTTTTTGGTTGATGTCCTGGCACTCTTGGATCATCCGGACTTTTTTTATTTGCTCCAGATTTCGTATGATGCTTCGTGTTCTTGTTTGCCTCGGATAAATTGTATAATTGTTTATCATGTTGTATGCTTTCCACTTTCATCGCTTTTCGTAATTCATTATATAATGATTTTACATCGTTATCGCTTAAAATTGATTTTCTATCTTTATCATTAGAAATCATGGCATTTTTAAATTCTTCGAAATTACCAGAAGTGGCCAATTCTCGCATTTTAGATGCAGACATTCCTTCCACCCCTTTAGAATTCGGATCACGTTTTCCGGAACTTTCTAAACCAATCAATTCAAAATCATAAAAACCATGTTTACTTTTTACACCATTATATTTAGGTACTGATTTTTTAAAATCATCGATTCGATCATCGCCAACAACAATGACTACATTTTTATACCCCTTATCGTAGATATGAGATAATGCTGTAAAAATATCCGGTTTAATTTCAACAGTAATGTTTTTACCAAAAACTTTTTGAGCATAATATTTTTTTCTTTCAGGACTTAAAGGATCTTTTTTAGCATTTTGAGTAGGGGATAAAAATATAAATGAATCTGCTTTTCTTTTTTTAGATTCAAATAATATTTTTAAACCTAATTTGACATGACCTACAGTAGGTGGATTCATTCTACCATAAGTAATTACTGCAGTTTTTCCTTGTTTAGCTTCTATGATGAACTTTTTTAAATATTTCATAAGTGTTTATACTGTTTATTTTTATTTATAAAATCTTTTATCGAAGAATCTGTGTATAACTGCAAATCATTTTCTTCATTAACAAAATATTTTTTATCATTTTTTTCAACGATAGTATGCAATGACTCAAAGGTCTCTCTTTCTCTAATTTGTCTATTGCTATTATCTTGCTTAACTTTTTTAAGAATTTTTTGATAAATTCCTCGATCACTCATGACCAATTCTAACAATTTATCAAACATTTGAAGAATCATAATTTTTTGCATTGGTGATAAAGGTGCATCCTGTTTCATGTCAGACAACAATTTATTAAATTTGGAATAATCACTTTTATCAATTAATCCTACTTTAGCAAGTTTTCTGGCTCTTTCATCAGTACCCTCATGTATCATGATAGACATCATTGATTCTTGCAATCTATCTATTAAGGAATTTTCAGACTGTAACATTACGCTCCTTTTTATTCTTAATAAATTGATGTATTGAATCATCATCATATTTTACCATTTTTTCATCATCATTTATATAATACATCTTTTTTTCGTGTTCAAAAACTTTATATTTTCTTTCGAATGCCTTTTTTTGACTTTCAAAGAAATTTTGTTCTTCTTTTAATTTATTTGCCTGATCTGTTCTCATTTTACTAATTAAAGAATTAAAAATTACTTTATCTTTTGTTAAATAATTTATTAATTTTTCATATATGTCAGTTACCATTTCCCTAAGATCTCTCGGAATAGGTTTTTCTTGATCTAATAATTTTATCAACTTCATAAATTTAGTATACTCACCATCTTCAATTAAACCTGCTGTTGCTAATTTTCTTAGCCTGGAATCAACATTTTCATTCACAACAATTTCATTTAATTTTTGTTTGACACCAATAGAGTTATTATTTTCGTTTTGCATTTTACTTACCAACTTTTATTAATTGTAAAATTTTGTTTAGAGAATTCTAAACGGTCTACTAATTTTAAAGCACCTTTATCTATATGATAAGCAACAAATCCTTCAGGATTTGTAACTTTATAACCATAAGATGTTTTTACAAAAGTTTTTTCAGAACTTTCTATATTCTGCATCTTTTTAATTAAAATATTTTTTGCAGCAATAATTAATTTTTGTGTATCAAAAATTAATGATAGTTGTTTTTTATTATCTCTAAAAAATTTTAGAAATTCTTCATTTTTTTCAATTCTTGATTTTTTTGCCTTTTCAGTTTTTAAACTATCAATTTTTGAGTTTAATTTATTTTTTAAATATTGAATTAATCCCAAAACGTGTTTATCGCTATTTTCAATACTTTTTCCTTCTCTTACCTTCGAGTTAAAGTATGTTTTAATTTGAATATTAATTTCTTTATCATTCATTATATTGTTCAAAACACTTTTATCAATCTTTTTAAAAATTTTACCTAATGCAGATAAAATATTAAAAAATTTATCTTTTTCTTTTTTATTAAATGATGCAGTACCCCCAGCATATTCGAATTTTGCTGTTCTTGACCAAATATTTTTATTTTGATCAAAAAAATTATTACCCAAATCAAAACTTGCATTCATAGTATTAATCGGTCCATCTCCAATATATTTAGTATGCCAAACAATGCCTACCCTACTATTATATACCGTATTAAATAAATTTGTTTTAAGAGGTATGGCATATGTAATTGTATTTGGAGTAAATGTCAAATATTTAATATCATTAATAATTTCTAGTTTTTTGTCTTGTTTTTCAGAATACAATAAATCACCTTGATAGACTCCTTTTAGATTTAATTTTTTAAGTTCTATTAAACATGTTTTTAATTTTTTATTTAATCCTTCTCCTGGATGATTATCATCAATATCTTTTTCCGTAAAATTTAATTTCATATTTTTTGCTGTTGCTCCGTGTTTTGTGGCAACAAAAAATTTTTTACTAATAGGATCAATTCCTGCAATTACAGCAGGAGCACCATCCCACTTAGTTGTCACCGTTACATCTTTATCAGAACCACTCAATGATTGAGAAATAGCAATCATATATTCTATCGCATTTCTCAATCCATTAAATCCAGTATTCAACATCTCATCTTCAATATGTTCAAGATGTTTATTGGCACCAGAATTTTCAATTAAAAATTGTCTGAATGTGAGCATAGATTAATAGCCTTAAAAAATTATACATATTTATCTATATTTATCATATGTGATTATTCAATAATTATTAATTTTGACTTAAAAATTTTTTATCACATAAATCTTTATATAAAGTTTTTTTTATACAACTATTATCAGTTTGCTTAACCCACATATAAACATCTAAACTCATAGGAATATGTTTAAATCTACAAATTGTTTTGACCGCACCGCATTTTTTAGATTCTAAATTTAGATTTTTATTATATTTTAAATGTTCTTGATTTGCCCAACCATATTCTCTCAATGGTTTAAAATAATCAATAAATTCTTGAACAGTATTTACATCAAATAAATTTGAAGTTTTTGCCTGTTTATTTTTTGAAAAATTAGTTTCCTGAATAATATCTTGATAATCTGAATTTAATGTAGATGTATTGGGGGAATTTTTATATATGGTAGTTTCATTAGATGTGTTATTTATCTCCAATCCTGTTAATCTTAGAGATCCATAACAGCCTACGGCAGGAAGCATTACAAGAGAAATTAGTATTTTTTTGTATTTTTTAAACAACATGACATCACCTCTATTAAGATTATGGTATAATTATATATTTTTCACAAGGCAATGTCAAGATTTTTTTTTATTTTTTTCGCAAATTCATCAAATTTTCTATGAATCCTTTCTTTTTAGGTTTGTCATTTTCATTTATTTTATTTAAAATCATAAACAAATTTTCTGTATCCGGATTTATTCTGCCGGTAGAATCAAATTGATGAGAAATGTCAACATCTTCTTTAAAAACTTTTAAATCACATTGCATATCTTCATCATCAGGTAATCCAAATAAAACAATATCATGTTTTTTAAAATTGAAAATCAATGAAAAAGGTCCTTCCGGTGCTGATAATTTTATCATGTAATCCTTATCTGAAAGAAAATTCTGAGAAATCTTTTTTTCTACTCATACGGTTATCTGTTCCAATATCAAATGATGGAATATCGTCATCTTCATCCTTTTTCTTACCCCAAGGCATTTTCATACCTTTCTTCTGATTTGTTCGTTCTATCAAATCAACCTGTGCGGAATCTTCCAAATCATACAACTTCATTTTTGCACGGTCAACTCCAATAACAAATCTTTTATGCATACTCAGATCATTATATCTATTTTTCAATTGCTTAACAAGCATTTGATTTAAGTCCTCAAGTTCTTCTGTGGAGATTAATGCAAACATAAAATCAGCCGTAGCAGGCAATCCAAAAGATTCCGATGTATCTTCCAATCCAATATCACTATTCGTATAACCACTTCTAGTTGTTTGAGTTGCACTAATTATAGGAACATCACACTCTACCGCAAGACCTCTCAATTCTTCAGCAATGGATTTAATATAATTATACGAATTGACAGAATTTCCAAATTTAAGTCTTGAAGATGTGGCAATATTGATATAATCTACAAATATAATATCTGGAGAAAATCTTCTTTTAAGTTTCAATTCATTCATTAAATTTCTAAAATGATTAACATTCGCACTGGCGGTAGGATATTCTTTTACAATTAATTTTCCTTTAACCATGTTACGTATTCTGCTCATTTTTTTGTCAAAAGCGTCTTTAGGTATCTGTTCCAATTCATCCATAGTAATGTTCATCAAATTAGCATCAATTCTTTGTGCTATTCTTTCCTCGGCCATTTCAAGTGTTATATACAACACGTTCATACCATTTGACAAACAAGCTGCGGCATGATGACACATAAACAGACTTTTACCAACACCTGTGCCGGCAAGTGCTATATTTAGTGTTTTTCTGGGTAATCCGCCTTTAGTTATTTTATTGAAAAAATCCAAATCAAACGGTATTCTTTCCTCCACCTCATGATAACTCTTATACCTCTCTTCGGCATCTTCTATATAATCATGACCAACATACGGATCAAAACAAACAGACAATGCTTCAGATAATAAAGTAGGAATTGTTCCTTTATCTTTATTATTTTTATTTTCACCATCTAAAATTTGAATAGATTCTAAAACTGCATTGTATATCGCCCTATCTTGACAAAATTTTTCGGTAGTATCAACAACCCATTCCAATTCGGGTTTATCATCTTTTTCAAAATAATATTGAGAAATTTTTTTTGAAACTGACTGAAACTGTTCTTCTGTTAATTTGGAATCTTCACCTAATTCAATTAATAATGATTCCTTAGAAGGTAGTGAGTTGTATTTAGATAAAAAGTTTTTTATATTATCAAATAATATTTTATCTATATTATCAGAAAAATAGTCTGATTTAATGTAGGGTATTGCTTTTCTAGTGTATTCTTCAAAATAAATCAGATTTTTTAAAATCGTATCTTCTAGTCGTATTGTCATTATCCTCTTTGACTACTACATTTTCTTCCAATATTTGAATCAAAATATCCCCGATAAGTTCTTCAAATTCAAGTCCTTCCTTATCAGTATATTTTTTATTTCTTATTTCTTCAGGAATTTCAATTATATCATATTCAAATCTATATTTCAATACTTGTTCGCCTTCTTCGGGTTCTATCAACCCAAAACGATTGTATTTATAGATTACATCTTTAAATTTACCTTCTATAAGTCTAAACGCATGTCGATCATCTTCTAATTCTACTAATTCATATTTACTCTTCAAGTCCATTTTCTTCCTCTAACGATTCATCAAAAGTTTTTGATCCTTTGCCGTAAAGAAATTCTTTACTGCAATAATCATCTATTATTTTTAATATATCATCTGTGAAATATTTTTCAGGTTCGGCTAAAATAGTTTTACCAAACTGTTTTGATCCATCAGGAAGTTCGTATCTTGTTGATACTTTTTTAAATACCTCACAGGCTTCCGCAAGTTCTAACATGCCATAATATCTATCCAATCCTTTATCATAAGTGACCAATGCATCGATCAATTTATTTTCTATGGTAAGTCTTGATTTTTGATTTTTACAATGAATTATATTACCTATGACTTCAGTACCCACTTTTTCTTTTCTTTTGCTTAAAAATATAATATTTGTGGCAGCATAGTACAATCCAGTCCCGCCTCCCATCACTTGTTGAGGAAACATTGTGCCTACTTGGGAATAGGTATGGTTAGTGACTAACATTGGAATTTTTGCTTTCCCTAATTTCAGTGTCAACACTCTAAATGCTGCTTTTGTGAGTGCTGCCCGTGTCATATCTTTGGTCTCTTTTCCATCCGATGTATCTGACATTTCTTTTGATGTAGAAAGCATACCTAATGAATCAAGACAAAACATTAAAGGCTTTCGTTCTTTTTTATCTTGATCCAAATATTTGTCTAAAATTTTTGTTGATTGGTGGGAAAATTCCTGAATTGTAGCAACAGGCATTATTACCATTCTTTTACTATCAATTCCACGAGATTCTATCATTTGTCTTGTTAATGCAGATTCGCTCTCAAAATAAATAACACCTCCTTCAGGATTATCTTCTAAAAACTGTTTGACAACGCCCAAAACAAAGAATGTCTTTCCGGTGGCACTTTCGCCTGCAAAAGCAGTAATCTTGTTCGAAGCGAGTCCACCATAGATAGAACCTGAGAGTAAAGCGTTAAGAGCATAACTTCCAGTATCAATAAAAGATTCAACATCTCCTGCCTCAATTCCATCAGAAACGATTCCAGCGTACTCATTTCCACTCTCCTTAATTAACATTTTTAAATCCATATGTTTCTATCCTTAACAATAAAAATTATCAATAGTGTTCTGTAAATTCTGGATATAATTTTGATTATTTTTTCTAAATACCCAAATAGGTTCTATAAATACGTCTGCCAATTCACTGGCATTTGGTCTAGCTGCCATACGCATACCTATTTTTCCTAAATAATTTGATTTATTAAAATTCTTAAAATAATCAACCATATCATCACATAAATTCAATCTTTTATTTCCAGTACTTCTTGGTTCAATAATGTTTATCATCATAAAACCATCATCTTTAATTGTGTCCCAAACTTTTTTAGTAACATTAAAGAAAAAATCATACTTCCATTTATCAAATGTATCATATCTATTCCAAGACTGATCATTGACTTTTTCAGAATATTCAGCGTATTTTTCAGTTTCAAAATAAGGAGGCGATGTAAAATAAAAATCAAAAGTGTTTTTATAAAGATTCCAATCTACATCTTCAGAAGGTTTTCTCCAAATTTTAACAGTTTTACCGCCAATACATTCAAAGTAATCTTCCCTCTCTATTAAAATAGGTTTATCTAAAAACCCCAATGTTTTTTCATAAAATAAACATTGTTTTTTATACATCTCAAATGTTTCAGGATTTGGATCACATCCTACATACAATTGGGAATTTGCAGTAGCATAAAATCCTGCCAAACGATCTCCCCATCCACAAGAAGTATCTAGTATATTTTTTGCCTCATGTTTTTCATATAATGCTTTTGCTACAGTTGGCTTAAATTGTGTAGCAGTATACGTTCCAAGTCTAAAGGATGATCTAAATGTTTTATCATCTATTGCGCTATTTCCCATAACTCCATTTCTCCAAAATATCCAATTCATTCTTGAAAGTTTTTTCTCATCAGACCAAATATTCCATGGAGAACTCACCGAATTTGAGCCGCATTTCATTCTATTTTCTTGTTGAAAATAATCACTGACATCATTGTATGCATGAGATCTATCAATGACCCCTAAAGGGTTGTCTGAATACGTATATTTGTAATCATATCTTTCCTTAACGATGGGGAAATTTTTATATTCCCGAATCATACTAGTAATACAAAAACGATTAAACAAACGTGTTAATCTAGTATGTTCTATTTCTTTTAAAGGAAATGGAACACTATTTAAAGTAATATATCTTGCCAATGAATCTCTGATATCATCTTTATCATATTCACGGATCAATAAATTCCAATCTTCTTTTTTTATTAATGGGATTTTTCTATGATCAGAATTATTTTCAAAATATTCTATAAGTTTTTGAACAATCATATAAAAAAACTATCTATCGTATTACGTCTTTCATAATTCCAATCAACGCATTTGAGTATCGATTTCAAGGGTTCCAAAAACGATTTATCAAATTGCATGTCATAATCTATATAATCCTTTAAACCAAATTCTGGAGGTAATATGGTACCCATGCTGACAACTGATTCACCGGAAGGATTTGGAACTTTTAAGTAAGTAAATTTTATTTTCTCTCCTTCTTGTATCATGGCATGAGTATTCGTCAATTTTTTCTTTTTCAGCATATGATTATGCATAATAGTGCCACGAACATGTATAGGTGTTCCTTTTTTATACAAAGTAACACTATCAGAATACTTAGCGATACCTTTTACAGAACGAGGAAAAGCAACATCTTCGGCAGATAATTTACTAAATTCTACTCTAAATTTTTCAATGAAGTCTATCATTTCATTTTCCGTACCATTCATCAAAATCTGAAAAGCTTCATTTAACTTATTTCTAACAATAGCAGGAGTAGACGATTTTACAGATTCAATACCCATGACTTTTAATTTTGGTTTTGCATACTGAACACCTTCAGAATTATGAACATTCATGATGTAATGTTTTTTTCCTGTCCAAACCGCCTTATCAGCCAAAACCTCTCTCTTCATATTCATCTTTTGCTGAAATGCATTCATGTATTCTTTAAGAGTGTCGAATGAATTATTAATAACATCTTGCATTTTAGTTTCACAAACTTTATCAAGAAATTTAATAATTTTTTCTTTATCAGAAGTGTCTTCGAAAACGTTTTTGACCAAATCATCAAAACAAACATAAATCGAATCAGTATCAACGGCCACGATAAAATCTTTATCTTCCGTTCTCAATATCTTATTCAAGTATTTGTTAACATCTCTCTCAACCCAACGAATAGACAACTGACCTCCAGATGTAATAGCTTCTGCCTGCTTTATATCATAAAATCTAAAATATTGATTTCCTAATGCACCATAAGCAGAATTTAATTGAATTTTTCTGGCCATTTGCATATTATTCAAACTAGCCACTCTCTTGTCTATTTCTCTTTTTTTGACAGGATCTTTTTCATTTTCATATTCTTGCTTTGCTTTAAGCATATCTTTCTTAAAGATTTTTCTCTCTGCATACATTCTTTCCATCATCTCCGCCAGAAAACCTTGTTTATCATTCTTGAAATGAAAACCATTTGCAGCAAGAACCATTTTTTGTTTTTTAGCATACTCAGTATCTATTTCTTGATCTAACAGTTTATCAACAGTGACAGGTTTTGGAGGATAATCTCTAATAATAGTGTCTGGTGAAATATTATATTGCATAATTAAATGCGGATATAAACTATCAAGATCAAAACTAGCAACCCACTCATACATTCCAGGAATAGGTTCTTTCACAAAGGCGCCCATATAAGGTTCATTTTTTATGGTAGTTTGTTTAGGAGGAATGACTATATTTTTGCTTCTTAATTCATTGTATATCAATGTATCCCACATTCTTACTTGTGTAAACACATCTGTATAGTTTACCTTAGCATCATACGCCAAAACTATGGACATTTCAATCAATTTCATCTTTTCTTCGAGGCGAGTAACTAATTCAACGTCTTTAATGTTATAATCAATAAATTTTTGATAATCCTCTTTCCATAAATTGTGTAAAGATCCGAATTCAGTATAATCAAGTTTTCTTTCGCCCAATTCAACGTGAGCAATGTGATCTAATCTATAGTTTTCCTGTTGTGTATGGGTAAATTTACGATAAAGATCCAAATAATCAAGTGTAGCAACACCCATCACCTCAAAAGATTGCTGCTCTCTTGTACCACCAAATCCAGCCTGATTAACTGTTCTCTCACTAACAAAGTTCCAAGGAGATAATTTAGATGGTCCCATCTTCGATGAGGATTCATCGAATAATCTATTCATGCGATTTACCAAATAAGGAATATCAAAAAACTTAACATTCCAACCAGTAATTATATCTATGTTTTGATGACTCCACCAATCAATAAATTCTGTGAGCAAATGTAATTCATCATCACAAGAAAAATATCTAACATTATCTTGACTAACTTTATAAGAACCAACACCAAAAACCCACAATCTATCACCTATCTGAACAGTGATAGCAGTGACAGGTTGACTTGCGATTTGAGGATCAGGAAATCCGTTTTCAGATCCAACCTCAATATCAATGTTGGCAATTCCTATTTTACTAAGGTCATATTTAACAGTAGAAGGAAAATTATCTGATATAAAAGTATAGTGATAATTTGTATTACCATATATTCGAAAATTTTCTATATTTTCATATTTTTTTATAAACTCTTTTGCCTCTTTGATCGTTCCGCATTCTATAGGAGAAACATATTCTCCTTCAAGTGTTTTGAATTTGGTAGGTTTTGGAGAAGGTATATAAAGGGTGGGGTTGTATTCTAAAGTTTCTTTAAAATGTTTACCATTTTTATTGATTCCTCGGTAATAAATTTTACCACCCCAATTTTGAACGTTTGTGTAAAAACTCATTTAATATCCTTGACAACAGTATTATTATGTTTCTCTAACATATGATAACAATAATTTAACTGTTTGTCAAGAAATCTCTTGTATTTAAACCATATTGAAGTGTTGAATAATAAAAAATTTCTATAAATTTTAATTATTTTTTTAATCATTTTACTTTTTTACCGGGTTGCCATTCTAAATATTTTCCTTTAGTTTTTGCATTTATTATTCTAGAATCTTTTCGATTCTCACCGTTTCTTGTGTAAGAAACATGTATCCAACCACTATTTGGATCTTCGTCTGGATCATGAAATTCTAAAATTAATTGATCATAATCCAAATTCTCATATATCCATGTAGCCAATTCTAGATTAGATAAAC